TAAGATTGACCAAATGCAAAAAGATGGCAAGACTGCCGCTGATATTGCAAAGGCTTTAAAACTAGATGTTAAAACTGTAAAAGGTATTCTAGGCGAAACTCATGTAGGTCAAACTGATAAGGCTAATCAACAACAGAAAAATGCTAAAGGTGAAAAAGAAATAATTAAATCAGTTAGTGAAACAATTGTTAATATGTGGAAAGAGGCGGCTGATAAAAAAGAAGTTAAGAAAAAAGACGCAACTCCTCCAATGGATAATATTGATGAAAAAAAACCTGAAGAAGAAGAAAAAAAACCTGAGAAGGAATCAAAAGATAAATTAAAGGCTGATGTTGAAAAAAAAGATGATGAGATTGCTATTCTAAAACAAAAGATTGAACAAGAGAAGAATAAAGCTATTCAAAAAGACACTTCTAAGATGGTAAATCCTGAAACTGGTGAACCATTACTACAAGTTGGTGTCGCATATAAACACCTTAGAGATAAGATGAAGAAGGAAGCAGTTGATAAAAAAGAACAAATGAAGAACAAGAAGACAACTGATACTGATAAATCTGCCTCTAAAGTGGATGTAAATCCAGAGATAGAATACGATAAGTAAATCGTTGATTCCACAACAAAAAAAAGCGCCATTTTTTTGAAAAAAAGTGAAAAAAGTGCTTGCCTTTTGCTGTGGATGTGTTATTATAAATTATGATTAAAAAGGATAACACTATGAAAAACTTACCTAGAATATACCTCGATATGGATGGTGTTCTATTTGACTTTGAGAAACAGTTGGTAGACACTGTTAAGATGCCTATTTCTCAATGGATGAAACTTGATAGACGAAAAAGGTGGGATCCTGTAATCGCTAGAAAAGATTTCTGGTCTAGTGGACCTTGGTTAAACGAAGGTAAAAAACTTTACAATTTCGTAAAGAAATATAATCCACACATTCTAAGTGCTTATGTAGAACATGCCCATGACCCTAATTGCATTCCAGGCAAAATGAAATGGGCTATGAGAAATACTAATATAACTAGAGATAAGATTAATCTAGTGATGAGAAGTGAGAAAAAGAACTATGCTTCTCCAGGTTCTATTCTAATTGATGACTATGATAAGAATACTAAAGAGTTTAACCAAAGAGGTGGAACTGGTATTACTTTCAAGTCAGCTAGTCAAACAATCGCTGAGTTGAAAAAACTCGGTTTCAAGTAATCTTCCTTATAAATATAGGTACTATATAGAGGTCGAAAGACCATTGAGTACCTATTTTTTTAACTAAGGGAGAGAATAATATGTCAAGTTGGGGAAAAGCAGACGCAGCCGCTAGCGCACCGCTATGGGCTCTGATGCAATTAAACACAGAACAATCAGACAGTAACCGTACTTCATTGTTCGAAGACACTACAGCAGACGCATTTATTTCAGGACAAACTATTGGTTTATTTAACTATGCAGATGGAGAAGTGCCAGATGGTGCTGCTCATGCAGGTTGGAACCTAAAAGTAACTGGTTCTGGAGATAGAAGCTCGAGAGTAGCTTACCAAACTTTAGTAGCATTAACAGACGCTGCTTAATAAAAACGATATGCGAGAGGGCTTCGGTCCTCTCGTATAAATATATTAATAAAGTGATGTGAGAATTTACTCACAGTAGCATTCCCGAAAGGGTTTAAAGGAGATAAAATGGCAGATAAGAAAATCACACAGCTGACCGATTTAGGTGCAGCTTTAGCCGCAGTAGATTTATTTCATGTGGTAGATGACCCAAGTGGTACACCTATTAACAAGAAAGTATCAGCTGCAAATATTTTTAATAACATTCCAACATGGTTAGGTTTAGGAGCGGATTCACAGCAAATTACTGCTGATGGTTCTTCAACTACAGCACCTAATTTAACAACGGCAATTACTGAAATTAATGCAACTTCAGCAACACACTCATGTACACTTGCTGACGGTACAGATGGTCAAATTAAAACCATCTTAAATACATCAACTTCAGGCACAAACGCTATTACTATTACAGTAACTAGTTTTGATAATTCAACAATTACACTGAACGCACCAGGCGAAAGTGTTACTTGTTTATTTAAAAATTCAAAATGGTATGTAATCGGTCATAACGGTGCTGCTATTGCTTAATATTGAGGAATAATTATGTCTATATCTAAAGAACAATTGATTGAAGAAAGAGATAAATTACAGTCTGAATTTGATACTGTTAGAAAAGAAATTTTAAAAGCAGAAAATCAAATAGGACAAATGAAAAGTAATTTGAACGCTCTTAACGGAGCCATTCAACAGACTAATAAATTAATTGGTATGTTTGAAGAGGAGAAGAAAGAAGATGAAAAAGTTTAAGTCTTTTATAAAAGAAAAGCACTTTGACGATTTCGAAGAGGATTTGTTGCGTGAAACTCCACCTAATACTGCTGATGCTATGAAAAGGTATAAAGCAGGAAAGGCAGGTTTCACCGACAAGGCTCATTTAAAAGCTAAAGGTCTGATAGCACGCTCTGACGGAGAGAAGCGTAAGTCAGATAAGTATAAGTAAGAGGAAAAAATGAAAACATTTAAACAACATATTAAAGAAGTAATGTCGCCTCTAGGTGTTAATACTTCAGGCCATGACGGACAACATGTCGGTGATGGTTCTGTTAGTCTTGCTAACATCCATGATGCAGATGTTCTAAAAAAGGTAAACGCTTATGTTGGTAGTATTGCTGAAAGAGAATATTTAAATCCTCAGGCAGCAGTTGACCAACTGAGAAATAATTTGAATAAAATTGGATTAACAGTATCACAAGTAGATATCGAAGGTGCAAATGGTACAGTTAATGCTGAAGTTACACAGTTTGGCGGAAGATTTGGTAAAGATGTGGACGGCGCAGATTTAAATGATGATGGCATTTCTCATAGAAAAGAGGGTGGCCTTAAATTAGAAGTTAAATACGAAACCTTACAATCTGGTACATCTAAAGTTTACGCTAAGTTAGTTTAATAACTAGGAGCGTGAATGTTTAAAGAAATTACCAAAGACAATTGGTTATTATTTGCACAAAATAGTTATGATAATCCAACACTGGATAAAGAAATTGAGTTTTATGAGGATATTAAAAGATTAAAATATCTTAAAAGGTTATTTCGAAAGTATGAAATAACTGGTGACATAAAGGTAAGACTAGCAGTTAATCACATTATAGTTTTACAAAATGTCTTTGGTGCCGAAGCAGCTATAACTTTGATGCTGTTTAGGATAGATAAAAAATATTGGAATATTTTGAAACCAATTTTAGATTATCTAAGTTATCTTTATCCACACGAACTAAATGATATACCACCAGATTTAAAAATAGTTAAAGAGTTGCAGAACCTATGAGTAGAACGATTGACGCATTGATAACCTACAGAGTTGTAAAACTCATGGTTACGCCTTATGAAAAAACTGAGGCGTTTAAGAAAGGTATTATTGATAAAGACGGTAAGAATTTAATACCGTTTAGAAAGGTGCCTTTTCAACATAAGAAACACTATACAATACTTCATAGATTTGTTTTTAATATAAAAAAGATTATGAACAAAGTTGGTCTTGGTAGTAGATTAGGAACATTTGGTGTCGCATTAGCATTATTAATTAAAGAAGATTCCTCTTACGCTTCTCATAAAGATGCTATTGAGGCAGGTGTTTTAACTTACTTAAAAGAACAAAACTTATACAATGAAATATTAAACGAAAGTAAAGATATACCAGAGATAGACGCCGAACCATTAATGACATGTTTCGGTGTTGACATTTATGAACAAAATGGTGAACTGGTATCGGAGTACGATTATGCCAAAACATTATAAAGAAATGATGGATGAAATCATCAATAAGATGGATGAAGATGCGCCGGCTAATGCAGTTGCACATGGCGGTGTTGACATGAATCCTACAGGTAAGAAAAAGAAAGATGCCGAAGATGTTTTAAGAAGAACTATTATGAAGAAACTAGGCAATCAAGTAAAAGAAGAAAATGATAATAACAATGTCACACTAAGAGGTGTATTAGATAATCTTAACAAGATTGAAAAGATATCAGACGAATATCTAGGTGTTAATGAAGAAGTTAAGATTGTTGAAGAAGAAGAGAATTATAAAACTTTTAGAGACAAATACAATGCTTAAACAATTTTCTGAGTATCTAGGTCTATCTACTGTCAGAGTTGGTGGTTTAGATAGTATGCATCCGGTGGCAAGTTTAGGTCCAACAGACAGACCACCAAAAAAAGATAGAAGTAGAGATATGAGAGCTCTTGGTCTAAATGCTGAGAAAAATCCTAGAATACCAAGAAAACCTGGTCAAAAAGCAGGTTCAGATAAACATTCAGACTTATACACAGATGAAAACCCTAGAGGCACAATTCATGGTCTAGGTTTCACAGATGCAGAAAAAGCTAGACAATCAGTAAGAAAAATTAAAGGTTCTGGTAAAACACATGCACATAAAATACAGGCTGCTATTGCAATGTCGCAGAGGGCAAAAGTAGCAAGTGAGAGAGCTAAGGATCCTGAGAAGAAAAAGGACCTTGGTGCAGCCCACAAAGTTTACCAGGCATATATAGACCAGATTAAAAAGGATAAATAGAATTATGATTAGTTTATTAGGCTCATTATTAGGATTTGGAACTTCATTTGCTCCTAAGGTACTTGACTTCTTTAAAGATGGTCAAGAACACAAACAAAAACTTGAATTAATGAAGATGCAAATGGAAATGGCAGAAAAGGGCACTGCCTTAAAACTTAGAGAATTAGACGCTGAGGCTGATATCGCCGAGGCAAAAGGTATTTACGAACACGACAAAAACCTAGATGGTGGTGGTTTCGTAAATGCATTAAGAGCTAGTGTAAGACCAGTTATCACTTACGCTTTCTTCTTATTGTTTGTTGCAGTTGAGGTATCTCTATTAATTGCAATGTTAAACAGTGGGCAAGACCTTGTATCAGCTTTACCAGTCTTGTGGAATGATGAAATTATGGCAATTTTTGCTGCTATCATCTCATTCTGGTTTGGTAATAGAGCTGTGTCAAAATACTACCCACCAAGAAAGAAATAATGTCAATATTTTGGGTTGTCAATAAACTGACAACTCAATTTGTCAAATAAAAACAGTGGGATAACAACTAAGTCTTTATAAATAATAGTGAAGATTGTAATATTGAGTAACCGCCAATAAGGGTGACGATTACTTAATACTATGATATCTTGACTAACTAAAATAGGACTTAGGACATATGAAAAGACTTTTAATTGGTCTTTTATTATGTTTCATTACTGCCACGCAAGTGGTTTGGGCTGACACTAGCTCCACTGGAGCAACGACCAACACACAAACTAACACATCTGGAAGCAACACTACTATATCTGGTGGGTATTCGCAAGAATCCACAACCACATATCAAAGTGGGTCATCTTCCAACACCACATCTACAACTAATAACACCACAAATGCTTATTCTGGTGACACTAGAGTAGTGTCTTCAGCAACATCTCCGTCAATGTCAGCAATGTCGCAAGACCTTTGCGTAGTTGGTATGTCTGGAGGTGTATCAACATTTGGTTTTGGTGTTTCAGGTGGTACATATAGAACAGATGAAAACTGTGAAAGAATTAAGTTAAGTAAAGTTTTAAATGACCTAGGCATGAAAGTGGCCGCAGTGTCAATACTATGTCAGGACCCTAGAGTGTTCTTTGCAATGGAACAATCTGGTACACCATGCCCATTTGAGGGTAAAATTGGTGCAGATGCTAAGAAACAGTGGGGCAAGTATGACAAGTTGAGACCTGACTATGACATGTATGTTGAAAAACTAAAGGTCGTAGAGAAGGCTGATAAAGAAGAAAAAGTTAGACTTGAAAAGAAAAGATTAGAAGAATTAGCAATCATAGAACTAAAGAAAAAAGAACTACAAACCGAAATTGAAACAGACGCATGGAATGAAGTTGATAAAGAGACAGCTTCTGAGAAGAACTCAAAAAAAAAGCCCATAAAAGTGGAGAATTCGGGAGGGAGATAAATAGTTTATGGATAACGGTACCCTTAGTATTATTATTTGGAGTTGCATTGTAATTTATGGCGCATACAAATATTATAACTTTGTTCACAGTCTTAATCCTTACGACTTTAGTAAGCGTAAGTAAGGCAGGAACAACCACATCAACAACATGTACCGAGAACGACCTCGGTGATGAAACTTGTGTAACGACCACCACCACAACAACAAATGTACCTGGAACTACAACAGGTAATATCTTAACAAACTCAACATTTGGAACTGGAGAAACAACTGATACGACTGGTTGGTCAAGTGATGGTACTATTCACACTCATGGTGAGTGGGGTTTCCCATATCAAACAGGTATGGATGATGGCGGTGGTGTATTAGCATTTGACGGACACACAGATGACAATGTTTACCAAGATGTAGATTTAGTTGGTGATGACCATTTAACAAAATCACAAATCAATGAAGGTTTTACCTCAACCATGTCAGCAGATGTATGGTTCTGGAACAATGTTGAAAACACACTAACTCTCAAACAAACCATTACAGATGATAATGGTAATGTAACTACACAAATTAGAAATATAAATGACTACAACCCAAATAGGGGAATGAATAATGGTCAATTTGAAAATTATACAAATAGTTACACTCACAATTCAAACACTCAAGCAGAATTTACAATAAGAGCTGAACTTTATAATGACACAGCTGGTACAACATATGACAGCAATCATTACGGACCAGATGTAGATAATGTTCAGTTATCTGTAACCACAGCAGGCACTACATCAACATCATCTTCTAGTACAACAACATTTTGTTATGATAGAACACCTAATACTTGTCCTGAAATTATAGATGATTCTACTATGGCGACTATATCAAGTGTAGGTACAACAGATGACGGTAAAACATATG